CCACACGTCGGGAGCAGGCCACTGACCACCGAGTGAACATAATCGCGGAACGCGCGCCGGGATGGTGCATTCGTTGTCCAGAACAATCGCGCCAACAGACGACCGGGTTTAGGTACGAACACTCGACTCTCAGGGCGATTCTCGACCCAGATACCAGAGCAAAACGACGCATCCCGCCAATTGGCGAATTTGCGGTACTCCGGAATTATACCTAGATCAGCCTCGACCCGAGCAAACCGGTGCTCGTCAAAATCCCTTGTGATGGCAACCAAGAGATCATCGCCCGTCACCAAGATGTGGCCACACAGCCCTTGTTCCAACATCGCTTCCAACGCGATGCCAGCGTTCACGAGCGAGTTTCCCAACGTGGTGTCGTTGTGGCCTGAACGAGTCGTGCCACGGGCAGAGTACTTAATTACGCCATTTGCGGACCGATGTAGTCCACGCACGGCGTAACATGCCTCAATGTCCCGCACAAACTCGTCACCTGCCGCAGCGTACACCACGAGTTTCAGCTCGTGATGGGCTCTTTGCATGGTCGCATCCCAGTTCTTGCCGTCGCGCTCATAGAACCAGACACCGCCTGTCGTACTCAGCACCCAATCCATCCATGAACCCAACTCCAACGAATTGAGGCCAGAACCAAAGGTGATTGTTATATCGGCCGTAATGCGGTAACGGTAAAACACCCGAGTTGCTGCTTTCTGCAGGGCGTAACAACGGGGTCCCGTACGAGCTTTGGTAACCTCATTCGCATACATCTGGATTACTCGTGCTTTCGTAGGACACTTGTGGCCACCTTCACGCTTAACCATAGCTACAACACGCCCGGGTAAGTAGAAGTCGGCCAACAACGACTTATCGATCAGCTTCTGCTTGGCCAAAGGCCATTTCATGAGCCAACCCTCGGTCGAAGTGTCTTTAAGCACGAAATTCGCAGAGATGCGAGGCACCGCCGCACGATACAAGGCCGCAGTTTTGTCAAAAGTACGGGTCATCGGGGGCCGCTTAACCAAATGGCGGTTACACAGCGCGTTGTGGGCGTTGCAGACACAAGTCCTGCAAACATAAGACAGCTCAGTGGCCAAACCCAAAAGGGTGGCGCCACTAGAATCTGGCTTATCACAAACACGCGGTGGGACCAGGATTATTCTATGACCTGGATCCAACTTGCTCTCATCACCGAATCCCAAACAAATGGTCTCGGTGACATTGCCAGCAAGCCTATACGTGCCATAAGGTAGCGTAGCCACCTCCAACGAGTCATACTCCAACAACTGCGATCTCGAACGCACTCGGCCAACCACGCTTCAGCGGGCGAAGTAGGTCAGGACGGCTGTCCAGGGTATCGGCACGCGCATCGTCAACTCGTACAGATGCTTGATCCACCTGTAGCGACGGCGCAGCCAGATAAGGCCCAGCGAAACTGCCGTTGTAAGCAAGAGAAACCCAAAGCCCCCGAACAACCCGGGGTGCAAGAGGATCTTCGCTATGGCAGATTTCGGGCCATACCTCAGAGCAGCGATCACCAACAACGCATACGCTGCGAAGCCAGCTAAGGCCCGCAGCGCAGCTCTACCCACCGGGACCTCAGGCACCTGCAGTGCATAGACCTGGGTTTCGCGGAGCAGCCTGTCATCATTCAAACGGCGAACGATATTGGTCTGGGTTGTGCGATGCGCACTCCAGGCCTCCTGCAGGAGCGCAGCAGCAACTGGCCCCGGGACGTTCGCAGCTCGTGAGATGGAAGCTGCAGCGCCTTGCATAGCCACAGCTAAATCCACGGCTTCCCCACCAATGGGGATGCGCTGGATGGCTTGGCTCGTCAGCAGGCGCGCCCGCGTCAACTCAGGCGGATCACTCGGGGGAGGCTGTATGGCCGCCTTCGCACGTGAGAAGACATCCTCCACGTCCCCAACCGGCGCCACACCGACAGGATAATGCACGACTGTGTATTCGAACAGGGAGCTCGAACCTTCAGCACGTGATTCACTGCCGACGGCGTAGCGGACAGTAGGCGCAACACCCCGATCGGGGTCGCCGGCGTCCGTCCACGTCATGGTGCCTGATAGGAGCATGGGGGTGATATCCGGATGAGTGTAAGTGGTACCACATCTGCCCAGAGGACGCATCACGATGATGCCATTACTCCGAGCCCACTCGAACTCATCATGGATCTTCCCATATGGTACTCCAGCGGCGAACGTATGCGCAATGATGTGAAGAGTGTCATTGAGATCCACACGTGACCAATCATCAGGCCCCATGTAGTAAGCAGAGTGATTGAACATCCAATGCACTCGCTCACCGATCTCCTTGAGCTCATTCACACACGAGCAATTGCTCAACCGATGGTTGCAGCCAGTCATCCTCTTGTCCCTAGTCGTCCACCGGGAATGGCCGTCTGCGAGCAACACTTCATTCATCTTCGGGATCCTCGAGGCACGAAGTTGATCCTGCCTATCAAGAACCGGGGCTATCACGTGGACATGGCTGATGCCACGCCACTGACCAGTCGCCAGGCGCTTGAGACCCCTTAGATGACCACCCGAACCACCACCGACGTCCACTAGGAGCGCTGGTCCAGAAGTTGCGGTCATGCCAGCACCGGCACTATTCACAGCTTTCCAGACTTCATACTCCATGTGGGCACGCTCAGCAGCGATCTTTGGG